ATTAAATCATTGTCCCATTTTCCACGTTCTTTATATTGATCCCAGAAATAAGATCCTACCCAACTTTTGTCATACCAAATATGAGCAAACACATTGACTTCCCAATCGGGGTTGATATCATAAAAATTTTTTTTATGATTTTCAAAACACTCTCTCAAATGTCTGGGTTGACCAGAATAAACTAAAGCATTGTCAGGAACAGGATTTTTAGTTATTCCCTTTCCGTCCGGAGGATTCTGTGCCCAAGAAGAGATTTGATAATCTGCTTTCGATCCAAACCAGGCATGTGCATATACATCAGCATTATATTTTTCAATAATTCCTTTCAAAAATTCTTGAGGTTTAGGATCATTACAGTATCTTGGTTGACCAAATAATAGAACTGCTACTCTCATCACTTCTTACCACAGATAGAAAGATCCACTTGAGATCTAATTTTTTCCATAATCATTGTTTCTCAAATAAAAATTATTTAAAATGAAGGGAATTTAAACTTCCCCTTCGTAATGTTCTAAAAAGTAATTTAGATCTTCAGGAGTTCCAATACCCCACATACCAGACTTATAGATCTCTTTAATGCGTATCTTTTTACCGTCACCAATTGCTTCGTTGAATACAGGACAAACATAGTATTCGTTATTGACACGAATATCTTTCTTAATCATCTGTTCGGCATACTTCACATAGTCAGATCCTCTCTTCCAGTAATAGATACCGACAGTAGCATGTTCTGAGATTGGTTTCTTCTCAGCAACCTCAGCAACATATCCATCCTCTCCTAACTTAGCATAAGACCACTTAGGATGAGTTGCGGGGAAGGTAACGATACCACCATCTACCTCACCATTTTGGAAGGCATAGAGGGTCTCATTAGAATCCCACTCAACAAACTGATCAGAGTTTGCCATTACTAACGGTTCGTCGTTGTTGATAAATTCCTTTGCAAGTAAAGTGGTACAAGCTGCACCTTCGGTGATATCTTCAACCTGCACAATATTACACCCAGGAGCAATAAGAGGAAGCAAATAATTGAGATTATACTTATCATAGTGTTCTTTTTGTACAATGAATGTGTAGTTTGCTTTAATATTAAGATTTTCAGTGACCACTTGTATCATTGGTTTTCCTTTAACTTCAATAAGAGGTTTAGGAAAGGTGTATCCCTGACTAGCAAATCTACTACCAGCACCTGCCATAGGAATTAATACGTTCATCGTCTTACTCTCCCATGCTACTTTTTTCTTAGATCCATTAAGAATTTTTTTAATTTTATTAATCTTACTTTGAGTAAGATCTTTTCGATCTTCTATAGGAACAAGATGGCACTTACTATCTAAAGCACCCTGACGACCGATGTGACTATCTTCTAAAATAGCAGTATCATTAGGGAGAGCACCCAATGCGGTCATACACTTCCAATACATTGCTGGAAATGGTTTATTGCGAACAACATCCTCATTGGATACATACATGTCTACAAACTCAAGTAGTCCCAAACGTAAGAGAATAATCTTGACAGTATTACGGATACTGTTAGAAGCAACAGCAATCTTATAACCACAATCTACCAACTGCTGAAAATATCCCATCAGTTCATAATCTTTAGCAACACACTCATTAAAGATCTTAAGAGTTGCTTCCTGCTTGTCCTTCCAGATAGTATCATACCGATCTACAGGAAGACCTTTATTCTTCGTAAGAAGTTCCAGTTTTGCTTTAGTAGGGAGACCATCATAGATGCTGACATGTTCTTCCCGACTGATCGCAGACTTAGCACCAAGTGCTTGATTTAAGGCATCATAATGATAATCTTTACTATCAATCAATACACCATCCAAATCAAAAATAACGAGTTTTGTCACATATCTCTCCAAAGTCGATAACCAAATTTATTTTTTGTGATTGGCAATTTGTAATGTTTTTGTGCATTCCATCCAATTAATGTTTCTGGATTTATTGCAGATCCCTCATCAATAATATCTGAAATGTTACTACAAACACTGAGATATTTATCCATCAGTTCTGAGTTGCCAAAAGCAAAATGATCATTAATACCATACTCTAAGTGTGCATATTCGTCAAGAACGTTAACGGAATTTAAATTATAATTATCTAAAGACCCAACATCTTTATAGAAAAATTCATCTGTTCTCAATCTAATAACACAATCATACTTAAAATTATTTTTCTCTTCATACGTTTTTTTCAAGTTGTTTGCCTTCTCAAGGCTATAGAACATAGAGATAATATTATTAACTGGATGAGGAAATCTAGAATCGGAGGTCCAATCACTTTCAAAATCTTTCGGTTCTTCAAATTCTAATGATTTTGGGTTCCACTTCTCCTTAATATATGGAATTAAATCATTGTCCCATTTTCCACGTTCTTTATATTGATCCCAGAAATAAGATCCTACCCAACTTTTGTCATACCAAATATGAGCAAACACATTGACTTCCCAATCGGGGTTGATATCAT